TGGTCGGATTTTTTCGCATATCAAACTCATGCAGTTCAACTTTCGTTCCGTCTGCTTTATAGACACCTTTAAGTTCTCCCATTCTTTTCCTTTCCCAAGCGTTTTACGGTATCCAAAGCTTTATGCTGCTTCGATGCCGAGTATCCTTGATATTTCCTCTTTATATTTCTTACCACTGCGCTCTCCGGTCAGAATTTTATGAATATACTGCTTATTGCAACCGAGCAAAGCAGCAAGTTCTACCTGCGTCATATTCTTATCTATCAACTTTTTTCTGACCTTACGACCATAAGGCGTTAGTCTCGGCTGCTTTGTTGCCATTATCTGCCTCACCTCACTTTGGTATATTTTTCATCTTTATTGTCCTGATCCGGACGATTTTCTCTTTTTTAGGAGAATCCCATTGAGATTTTTAGAAATGAGTTGTATAATCTTTGGGTTACAAATAACCCTTTGCATATTAGTATTATAGTTCAGAAATCGAAACATTGCAAGTTATTTCTTTCGATTTCTCAATATTTTTTTCGAAATCAAAACATTTAATGGAGGATTATATGTATGAATGAATCAATAGGTGTACGATTAAAACATCGACGAAATGAATTAGGAATAACTCTTGCGCAAATTTCAGGTCAAACCAGTATATCATCTGGTAATTTGAGCTGTATT